TAGCCAATGCGATTATGAAGGCGCTAATTTGTGGCAATATACATTTACTGAAAACATTGAAGGTAAGGAATTTGATGCGGATTTAGTATTGAATTGGCCTATCTAACGGGGGTATTGTATGGATACTATCAAGCAATTCATAAAGGCGTATTTGCCAGTTATCACAGTAGCATTGCTTATGCTGCTGGTGGTAGTTGCTGGCCTGTTCGCCTATAATATGATGCATACCAAAAAGCTACAAGAACCGGTTATTATCAATCAGACTATAGCTAAGAACCCTAACAAATTAGGGGAAGCGCTTAACGTATCGCCAAATGTAGCGAAGGAAGTTATTGCGTATAAGGAAACGGCGCAGCCGGTAGTAACATATTATACGCAAGCGCCAACGCTACATGATGCGGCAGTAGTTACGAAAAACGCTATTAAAGAAAAATCGCCTACTATTCCAAAGGAAGCCACGGCAAAAAGCGATAGAACGGCGGTTGTAGAAAATACCGATGAACAAAAGATTGATGTATATAAGATTAATCTTAATAAAGTGCATCGTGTAATGGGTGGCGTTACAGTACTGGAAACAGGCAAGGTATATGAAACGGTAGGTTATCAAGCTGGCGACTTTCAAGGCCTAGCGCATTTTGACGGTAAGCATTTCAAAGGGGCCAGCGCACTTTATACATTTGCGAAATGGTAGGTGATCCGATTATCTCCGCGCCGTACGGTTTACGGCATACCGTTTTTAACAAAAGGAGTAAACTATATGAAAACATTTACATTTGAAGGCAAAACTCATATGTTCGCGGAAGAAGTAAACCCAAAGAAAGACGGTTTATATACCGCAACACTAACAGACCATAACAACGTACGATGTGAAATGTGGTTTGTAAACGGCGAATTGAAACGCCTTGTTGAATTAGACTAATAATAAAGGGGTACCATAGCGGTACCCCTCTTTTTTGTTTTTGACGGCAAAAATACGGCAAAAATTTCATAATAAACTATATGATTTTGTGGATATAAATTCTTAAAAATTGTTTTGGCCAATTAGTTAAAAACTACATTATGCCATTTTATGGATAAAACACATTATATCCGATATAATATATTGATATAAAATACAGACTACAAAATACCATGTTTAATAGGGTTTGTTATTAAAACGGCAGAAATTCGTCAAAAATAATTAGCCGAAAATATCGGCAACTTTATCAGCTGCCTTTAATCGCATATCATCTGAAAAATGAACATATGTTATTAAGACCGTTTGTATACTATCACCTAATAGGGCGGATACGGTTTTTATATCTACGCCATTTGATAATAATTTAGTTGCGTATGTATGGCGTAGATCATGAATGGAGTTATCCGGCAAGAACCTTTTCATAATTCGTGATGCGCCCCAGCTGGCACTAACTTTATTGTTAAAAAGGCGGTCAGTCGAACATGTTTCTTTGTATTCTTTCAAAATATTGGTTAATATTGGCGGAATAGGTAATTGCCTATAACTATTTTTTGATTTAAGCGGCTTTAACGCATATTTATTGTAATCAATCGCGCCGAATTGCTGCACTACATTTATAGTATTGTTATCTAAATCCACATTATCCCAAGTAAGGCCGATAATTTCGCCATATCTCATGCCGGTATAAGCAGCAATAGAAAATATAACATAGTATTTATAATTTTTAGGTTTTAATGCTTTTAAAAATGTTTCTATTTCTGTATCTGATAATACCTTTATTTTTGTAGGTTCATTATCCTTAAAACGTGGTATTGTTTTCAATTCGTTTGTAGGAATTATTTTGTATTGGTTCGCCGCATAGTTAAATAAACGCTGAATTGTACCCAAAGCAAGGTTTTTTGTGGTAGTTGAATATAAACTATCATTCAATACTCTTTTCACTTGATACGGAGTTATATTCGCTATTTTTTCGTTAAATATAGGCTTAAATATATCAAATGTACGTGTATAGGCCTGTAATGTATTAAATGTACGCGGTTTATTCTCTTTCATATAAATATTAAAAAAATCAATAAGAGTTATATTTCTAAGACTATCATCGGTTGCGGTGATAGTCTTTTTTAGTTTATCAATGATCGTTTGGGCGTGGATTTTTGCCGCCTTTTGTGTTTCAAAACCCTGTTTCGATTTCTGGCGCCAGCGGTTGCCGTCCTTGTATGAAACGATACATTGATACCCTTTATCCTTTTTTCTTATGGTTATATTGCATTGCATCGTCTAATTCCTTTAATGAATACCTTGCTATAAATTGCGCGCCGATAGTTAGGGCAACAACTATAAACATCAAAATATATCTGTGTTCCTTCCAATCCATGAAACCTAATATCATACCAATAATAAGGTATAGGATACTTTGATAAAAGGCTACGTTAATTGCATCTTTTTTACTCATGGTAAACCCCTTTATTTAACAATATATGCGCGAATGTATCCGCATCATGTTCTAGCTTTACGCGTAAATCCGCATCTATTTCCTTAAATAAATCATAATCCTTATGAAGGAATATATGCCCTAATTGATGAGCCAGCGCCATGCGCTGCTGGCGCCTACTTAACCGGCTATTAATAATAATAGCCTTTTTAATCTCCGGTTTAATTTGTATACCGCTAACACAGGCCGGCAACGGCTTATATATAACTTTAATGTTTAATTTACTTGCTATGTGGCGCGGTTCATTTGAGCCGTGCGAATTAATCAAATCTAAGACAAAAGAACACATATTGAACATGCTAACAATTCCCCTTGAATATTATTAATCGTCTAATACCGCTTTTAATACTTTGGATATTTTAGCTTTTTGCGATGCCGTTAATTCACGATCGCCATAATAACATATCAAAGCATTATCCGTAATTTTCTTTAAATCAATAGAATTTTCTTGCTTTTTGACTTTGGGCGCTCCCTCTACGCCGTCAGTAAAATAACCTATTGGAACACCGAAATATTCCGATAATATTTTAATATTTTTTAAACTAGGATTGCTTTCTCCTTTCTTCCAACGTGAAAATGCACTTTGCGGAATTTTGGTATCTTTTGAAATTTGATATGCTGATACGCCTGTTTTTCGCATTAATTCCTCGATTTTGTTGTATAGCATAATGTACCTCGCTAAATATAAACAGACTATTTAACATTTTTAAAAAGTGTTTACTAGACTACTTACTAAAACGGAAGTACAATATAGCCATAAGGTACTTATGAAATCGTAAGTGTCTTGAAGTTTTGATATAGCAAGTGTGGCGTCGAAAATCATCACTTGCTATATCGCAAGTATACCATTTTAGAAAGCGGGGTGTAAACCATAAAAACAGTAACAAAAAATGTTTTTAAACTCATGGATAGCAATGGTATTACCGCTTATAAACTATCCAAAGAAACGGGAATTTCCGAAAGTGTTATTTCCCGTTGGCGTAGTGGTGAACAATCGCCAAGCCTTAGCAGCCTTGTAAAGGTTGCGCACTTCTTTAATTGTGGTTTGTCGGAATTGATGAAAGGAAGCGAATTATGAAACTAACGTATACCGTGGAAGAAGTGGCCGAAGTTTTGGGCGTTTCTAAATCGTCGGTATACAACTTAAAAAATAATGGCACTATACATGCTATTGAAAAACTACCCGGTTTGTTGTTTAGCGTTGAAGAAATTCACAGTTTAGTTATGGTGAATGACGAATACAATACATTCAATTACAGATTATTAAAAAAGAAGTGTGAAGCGCTAGAAACCGAAAATGCAAAACTAAAAAATAGTATAAAAAAAATCACCAGCGATGTACTGGCGATTACGGGGGAATTTGTCAATGACTAGCATTATGAAAATTGTAGGTTTTGTATTGTTGTTAGGTACGCCCGGATCATTAGAGATTGACGTACTAACATTTTATGAAGCAATGTTACAAGGCCTATTAGGCATTACGCTGCTATATAGTGGCATCTATATTGATAAATTAAAAAAGGCCCAATAGTAACGGCAATTACTAAAGGGCGCAGATGCGAAAAATAAGTTTTAAAAGCATCTTAACCGCATAATATCATATGCGTGTTAGGGTGGCAAGGTGAAAAATGAACAAAGAAGAAATGCTTGCGTGTTTTGATAAGTTCGACTTAATCAAAGAAGCGCTAAAAAGTGTAGATGAAAACATTTATACGGCTATCACCTTTACGGTGAGTTCGTTCGATGATGGTTTTAAGTATCACGTATGCGCAATTAGAAATAATAAATACGTAAAATTTGCGTTTGAAGAATTTCCAGATACTTATTTAGCGAACGAAAAAACAATTAATGATTATAGAGAAGTGTTGGAAATGTTAGAAATGGAAACAATAAAATGAGCAGCATCTACGAACTAAATAAAGACTATGCGGAACTATCCGCAATGCTTGAAGCAGCAGAAACGCCGGAAGAAGTCGAAGCAATTCAAAACACATTGGAAATGCTTGACTTATCCATTGAAGAAAAAATAGAAAACACGGCAAAATACATGGTTAATGTTGAAGCCGATATTCAAGGTATCAAGGCCGAAATTGATAGATTGAACAAGGTAAAAAAATCAAAAGAAAGCACTATTGAAACCTTGAAAAATAACATTGAATACTCAATGAAACAAAAGGGCCTTGAAAAATTAGAGGTTGGAACATTTAAAGCTGGTTATAGAAAATCCGAAAGTGTGGAAATCCTTAACCTTGATATAATCCCAGCGGATTATACAAAGGTTGAGATTAAGGCCGATAAAACGGCCATTAAAAAAGCACTTAAAGCTGGTGAAACAGTAGAGGGTGCAGAAATTAAAGTTAATCAAAATTTCTACATTAAATAGGCGGTAAAATATGGAATTTAGAACATTAAAAGCGAATGAAATTGATTGCCGTATTCAATCACTAAACGAAAAGAACGGCAACGTAGGCGCCGTAGTGCTGCTATATAAAGATGCGCGCGTTGATATGCGCCTACTTGATGAAGTAGTAGGGGCAATGAATTGGAAGCGTGAACATACGATCATAGGCGATAGATTATATTGCACAGTTTCGATTTATAACGAACATACCGGCGAATGGGTTGGTAAATCCGATGTAGGGACTGAAAGCAATACAGAAAAGGAAAAGGGGCAAGCATCTGATAGTTTCAAGCGTGCATGCTTTAACTGGGGCATCGGTAGGGAATTATATTCCGCGCCATTTACCTATATAAACCTACAAAGCGGCGAATGGTACAAAGGCAAGGACGGAAAACCTAAATCATACGCAAAATTTACAGTTAAAGAAATTGAATATGACGAAAATCGAAATATTAGCAAGTTAATCATTGTTGATAACAAAGGAAGCATGCGTTTTACAATGGGCGGCAATGCAGCACCAGCGGCAGCAACTAAACCAAAAGAAACGCACGTTGCTGGTTATGAAGAATTTTGTAAACTTGCGCAAGATAACAACGTACCGCCGGCAGAAATCACCAAATACATTGCAACGGAATTTAAAAAACCACGCCTTGCGATGTTAGATGCCTTTGAAGTGGTGGCCGCCCTTGATTGGTTAAAGAAATTCATTGAACAACAAGGCACCAAATAATGAAATGGGTAACAAAAGGCATTAACTTAATTAAATCTATAGGCTGGAACGTATTAATTCCGGCCCCTATAGATGAAATGTTGAGTAAGTTAGATCCTAACGTTGAGTATATCGTCGAAATCAAACGAAAGGTAAAGCGGCGTTCATTAAATGCCAATGCATACGCATGGGTTCTATGTGAAAAGATAGCACATGAACTTTCAAAGAACGCCTATATTTCAAAAAATGACGTGTATAAGCGCGTTATTCAAGAAGCTGGTACATTTACCTATCTACCAATTAAAAACGTTGCCGTAGGTCGATTTATTGAAATTTGGCACGGCCACGGGTTAGGTTGGCACGCAGAAGATGCCGGCCCAGCTAAAACGGAAGGTTATACAATCGTTCGCGCCTATCATGGCAGCAGCGTTTATACAGTCGATGAAATGCGGCGTTTGATTGATGCATTAGTTGATGAGTGCAGCCAGTTAAACATACCGATTGAAGATAACGATTACATCAATTCACTTGTAAGGGAATGGGGCAATGAACAAACGAAAGAAACAGGATAATGTATTGTACGCCCGTACTAGAAAATGGGCGTACGAAAGAGATGAGGGCCTATGCGTTCTATGTGGCGCAATGGCAACCGAAGTACATCATATAGAGTTTAGATCACATGGCGGTTTATCAAATTTAAGCAATCTGGCTTGTCTTTGTAGAGATTGCCATACAAAAGCACATGGCAGCGATGCCAAACAAATACGGGAGATTTTAAAAGAACGAAATAAGGGGGTTACATGGCAGAACGAAGAATGATGTCAAAATCAATTATCAAGTCCGATACATTCCTAGACATGCCAGCAACTACACAAAATTTATACTTTCACATGCTGCTTGATGCGGACGATGACGGATTTATCAACGCCCCAAAGTCAATTATGCGAATGATTGGCGCTAAAGAAGATGATATGAAGGTGTTAGTTGCAAAACAGTTTGTTATACCGTTTGAAAGTGGCGTTGTAGTTATCAAAGATTGGAAAATTCATAACTATATTCAGAATGATAGGTACAAGCCAAGCACCTTGCCGGAACGTGATTTACTCAATATCCAAAAGGATAAAACGTACACGTTAAAAAGCGATGTATCCAGAATGGATACAGAATGTATACAAACTGTATCCATAGGTAAGGATAGGTTAGGTAAGGTTAGGTTAGGAAAGGATAGGATAGGTAAGGATAGTATAGATATATTATGTCATGTTTCACATGACGATGTGGATAAATCACATATCGAAATTATCGAATACTTGAATGTAAAAACCGGTTCTAAGTTTAAGGCAACTACAAAACCATATATCCAAGCAATACGATCACGCTTGAAAGAAGGTTATACCGTTGATGATTTTAAAACGGTGATTGATAAAAAATGCCGTGAATGGAAAGGTACAAAACTAGAAAAGTATTTAACGCCTAAAACTCTATTCGCGCCTAGCCATTTTGATACATATCTCAATTCAAATGAAATGGCAGCCATGACGGATACAGAAAGAAAAGTTGCAGAATTAAACGCGTTAATTGATGCGGTGGAAGGGGGAACACATGAAGCCGGAAACATTGAAGGCTACGGGCCAACTATTGATATATGACAAATTCGATAGTGCAAAAGTGAAAATGTACGCCTACATGTTAGAGGATATAAACCCCGTAACATTAGCGGAAGCCGTAAAGCAATGTATTAATACATGCGAATTCGTTCCAGCCGTTGCAACTATCAGAAAAAAAGCGGCTGAAATTTCCGGCTATGTAAACGGCAAGGAAGAACGATTGATTGCGCAAGATGCATGGGAAGTAGTACGAAAGAAAGCCAGCAGCGTAGGGTATGAAAAGGGCCTTGATGAATTGGAAGGCATTACAAGACTAGCGGCAAAAACTGTATGGCGTTTCTTTGATCCACGCAATAGCCAAAGTTATAACGAAAGCGCAGCAATGAGCCAATTCTGTAAGGCTTATGAGCAACTGGCCGCACGTGAACAAAGAAACATGGAAATAGCGGAAAGCATCAAAAGTAATGGCCTGTTAATGGAAGCGCGTAAACGTGCAGAATTAAATATGCCACAGAAAACAGAAATTAAGATGCTTGATAACGGGCATTTGGTAGAGGTTGAAAAATTCGATGCCGTAGACCTTAAAAGCCTTGTTAAAGATGCCGATATTTCAGAAGAAGGAAAAAAGTTAATTATGGGGGTGCTGGAATGAACGTAAAGCATAATCTATTTCCGAAGTTAATCGAATGTAGGCGGCTATTAGGATATACACAACCGGAAATGGCAGCGATTGCCGGCGTATCACCGGAAACATATAAGAAACATGAACGCGGTGAATTTGAATTCAGATTATCCGAAATGCTGGCAATTCAAGAAAACATTAACAACGAATTACAAACACATTTAACACTTGATGAATTATTTCAAATGGGGAAAATCGTTTAAATGCGTTGTACGGAAGTTTTAAACCGTCAACGATAAATCATAAAGGTGGAATGGTAAAAGGGGCAAAATAAGCAAATTTACCATATAGAATTAGAAAATAGAAAGGGAATTATATTATGAATAGTGTTCAATTATTGGGAAATCTTGCACGTGATCCGGAAGTACGTTATACACAAACAGGCCGAGCGGTTGCAACGTTCACAGTAGCGGCAAGCAATACATATATTGATAGCGCTACAAATGAAACAAAGGAACAAACGGCGTTCGTTAATTGTGTAGCATGGGGCAAGCTGGGCGAAGCATCTGGCAACTACCGAAAGGGAAACCGCTTATTTGTAGAGGGGCGTATTCAAACAAGAAGCTACGAAACGCAAGACGGCCAAAAGAAATATGTTACGGAAGTTATTGCAAGTTTTGTAGGTGTATCCGCTTTAAATGATGCGGAAACTGGCAGCAATTTCGATAATTTTGCAGATGATAAGGGGAACGATGAAAATATTCCGTTCTAAGAGGTGAAGATGATGATTGTTTGTAAGTTGGGAAACATATTAAAAAGACGAGGAATAAAAGTATCAACATTAGCAAGAGATACTGGTATTAGCAGAACAACTATAACTTCATTAGTGCGAGGTCATTCAAATGGGGTTCAATATGACACGCTATCTAGTTTGTGTAAATACCTAAACGTATCTATCGATATGATCTTTGAAGAAGTAGATACATCAAACGCAATAAGTGTTGAGAAATTAATACGAGAATTAATAGATAATTCTCACTATGCAAACAATAAAGTAAGAATAAAAAACTTAGACGGGAAAGAGTTTGATGTGTATGATTTTTTAACACTAGAAAATGGAGATGTGGAAATCACAATAGAAAATAGGGGTGAGTAGTAATATTGAAATCACCATGTAAGAATTGTAACGATAGGGTGTTAGGCTGCCATAGTACATGCGCGGCCTACATCAAATACAGTAGCAACAGAAAAAAAGAAATAGAAACCCGTGATAATCGGGGCGACGTGTTCGGGTATGTAAAGGATAGCCGTCATAAGATTAAACGGCGAATGGGGCAGTATAAAGTGTATTGAAAGGGGAAGCATGGAATTAGTACAAACAAAGCGAAAGCAGCAGTATATAAACGCATATTGCATTATGTATCCGTGGTATGTATGGGAAGAACATTGCGCATTTGTTGAAATTGTGGCCGGTGTATCTCCGGGGCGACGGCCTAAACCAGCAAAACGGAAACATGGGCGGCATTGTTTGAAGTGGTTGCGTGAAATTGATGCAATAAGCATGAATGATCTAACCACAATTAATAGAGTAGTAACGGGTGATATGTTATGAACGCGGACTATATAGGAAATTGGCTTGCGTTGGGTGCTTGCATATACGGCGGAAAAACCGCCGATGCAGCACTACAAATATTAGGCCTAAGAATAGCAAGAGGAAGAAAAGTAAGCCGTGATGATATTAAAACAAGTACTCTAATTAGTTTAAGAGAAAAGGGTATGACGTTAAGGGAAATTGCTGAAGAATGTGGCGCGTCGTTTTGTTTGGTACGTAAGCGGTTGTTGCTTGCTGGTGTAAACCTTGAAAGAAAATATCGTTGATAAAGGGGAATTAATAAATGAGTGTAAAGGTAGACATGGGAAACGGTAGAGTTTTTACATGTGAGCAACTAGCCAGCGCATTAACGCTGGTTGTAGGCGATATGATTTTAAAACCAAATGTAACGCAAAGTAGATTTTTAGTAACGCTTGAATACAAATATCATAAGGACGGAAAAACGAAACGATTGCGGCAAGCCCTTTCCAAAATGGTAATGGAAGCATTTAATGGAACGCTTGAAGCATACACATACCAAGTACGGCAACAAATGAAAGAAATTATAGTAAAAGGGGAATTAGGATATGACGAATGAGCAAAAATGGTTATTGCAAGAAATGTATAACGAAGGTTATAGAGATATTAAGATTGAAGGTGTTTACGCATTTTTCGTAAATCCTACATTTATTGAAAACGGCGGGAATTTCAAGATACGCGATCATACCCCAAGAATTCCATGCAAGGTGCTGGGGTTAAATCCGAATACACGTAAATATTCTATTGCATCGCTATTGGGTATTGTGGAATGGGATAAGGTTCCAGTTGATACGCCTATCATTATTAAATTTAATTACGGTTCAATGAAACGCTATTTTGCTGGCTATAAAAACGGAAAGGTTTTGTATTTTTGTAGCGGTTTAACTAGCTGGAGTAACGAATACGGGGATATGGGGATTGATGATGTTGATTGTTGTAAGGTTGAATTAGCAGAAAGGGCATTGGATGAGTGTAATTGAAATAGTATTCAAAGGCCGCCCAGCAACAAAAAAGAATAGCGGGCGCATCGTATTCAAGAATGGAAAGCGCATTATAATTCCGTCGGAAGCATACGAAAATTATGAAGATGATTGCTTATGGCAACTAGCTGGCAAGAAACTGACTGGCGAGAAACTGCATATATCTGGCATTGTAGTTGTTGAATGTAAATACTATTTGCCAAATAAAAGAAGTTGGCCGGACTTAATCGGGTTGCTACAGGCGACTAGCGATATATTAACAAAGGCCAAAGTCATTGATGATGATAAATGGATATGTTCGTATGGTGAAAGCTGCATCGCTGGTATTGATAAGGAAAACCCGCGGGCAGAAATCCGGATCATGGATAGAAAAAATAAAGTATTGGAAGCGTTATTGAAATGAGGGGCAATAAATGGAACTACTAAACAGGATTAAACGCATATTTGGATATAAACGATATAATGCGGACGTTATCAAGGTTAAGCGATGCATGCCGGGTGTATTATTGCCAAAAGTTGGCAGCGTAGATGCTGCCGGCATGGATTTTTATCAGCCGGAAAGCGTAGTTATAGAACCGCATCAAACGCAATATGTAACGCTAGGCCTAGCGGTGGAAATTCCAAAGGGGTATATGTTGATGCTGGCGCCACGTTCTAGCATGAGCAAAACGCCGCTAATTATTCCGAATTCATTCGGGGTGATTGATGCGGACTATAGGGGCGAAATTAAAGCTATCCTACACAATACCAGCGATACGCCGTATTTAATCCAAAAGGGCGATAGATTAGTACAGGGTATCCTTTTACCAGTAGGCGCATTAAAGTTATTAGAGGTTACACAACTAACCGAAACGGCGCGCGGTGCTGGCGGTATTGGAAGCACAGGAAAATAACCATGATTAAATTATTGTTTGATGCTGCATTGATGTTTTCGCTAGTGATAGCATTAATAAAATTAGTATCAGTATTTACGATGTAGTGGATAAGGGGCAATATAAACGCCCATTTGATACAAATAGGCGAAAGGGGAAATGTGTAATGCCTATTATTGATCCGATGTATTTGTACTTGATTGAGGTACTACATAATTTAGACGTGTTTAATCAAGGCGTTTTTATAATGGCATCAATTATAATGGTTATGCTTGTAATGTTTTACAGGGAAAGTTTCAAGTATGACGAAGATAAAAAAATTAAGAAATATATTTGTATTTGCGGTTTTGTATGGTTAGTATCGTTTGTTATTTGTGTTTTTGTACCTACCAAAGATGCAATGTATAAAATGCTAATTGCCAGCTATGTAACAACTGACAATATCCAAATAGTGAATGATGCTATCAAAGGCAATTTACAGGACTATTTAAACATGTTAGGGGAAACGGTTAAGAATTTGCGATAATGAACCATACGGGGGAATAAATGACGGATAAAGAATATAGAGAAATGGGCAAGGAATTCCTAGAACCGATTAAATTAATATCAATGAAAATTAAATCATTGAAGGAAGATCTAAAGCATTTGCAATCCGATATAACAACGATTGGGGCCGTTGATTATAGCAAGGAACGGTTAAGCGGTGGCGGAACGCCGGGCGGGTTAGACCGTCAAATAGTACGCCTTGAAAGTAAACGCGATGCCGTACATAAAGAAATAGGCGCATTAATTGATGAACGCGAAACGGCGGCTGAAATCATCAATCAATGCACCACAGGGAAAACCAATATATTATTAATGCGTGAATACATCGACGGCGAAAGTGCAAAATATGCTAAAAGTTTTACGGATTTAGGTAAAACGCAAGCCGCAGAATTGAAAACACTAGGCCTTATTAAAGTAGGTAAATTTTTACATGATACGTATTATCCTAGTATGTATACAGGGAAATCGGTACAAGTCGGACTATGCCGAACTACATCGGAATAATACGGAAAAGCGATATATAGTATAATTATATTGTCAAATGATGCTTAAAAGGTCATTGGCGTAATTCTCCTATATAGCACAATGCACAGGGGAACTTTGGGCCGTTCCCCTATTGTGTATTGTGTATTGTAAACCGATACCGATAAAATAGAATTCCTTTCAAACATACACGGCCATAAAAGACAATCCTATCAAATATAAATATGTACTTCCAAGCACAACAACAATAAACCTAATTTCATGTGATCCATATCGGTATTGGTTTAGAGTACACATATCAAGCATTGAAAACTGGGGTTATAGCGTTTTCTAGAAACTAGGCTTACGGGCCTATGTTGCCACGCGTGCAGCAATATAACTCCGGTTTTGAGTGTTTAATACAATACAAATGAATAAAACTATCAGAATATGAGGTATATCCACGGCGATATATCTCATTTTTTGTATAAAATTAACATTTGATTATTGAAAACTGAACATAATGCACATTTTTTTATTTTAAGAGATATCACCTTCATAGTTTCTAATGTCTTTTAGTGCGGCGTGTTCGGTTTTGAGTAATTAAAAAAGCCGCTAATTTCTAGCGGCTAACATTTGGCGTATTTGGTTATTCATTTCCTTTTGATACTCATCTATAGTATCGAATATTGTTTCGCGTAGGTTGAACGCGGCGAACGCATCATATATCGAATTAGTACGGCGGCGAAGTAATTCGCATTTTTCAGCTATATAACGAAGCATCATAACGATGTTACTTAAATCGTCATAACCTAGTGTTTGAATAATGCCGTCATTATTGTATTTGATGCCAGTATATGCGGCTTGTAATGTTTCGATATTGTTTAATTCGTTGTATCTGATCGCGTTTTTAATTTCTTGAATAGTCATTAGCATTGTTATATTCTCCTTTTTGAATACTTGCGTTTTCTGATGTATCTTATGGCTTCATTATACTTGCGTTTTAGCAAGTAGTCAATAGGGAAATTAAAAATTTTTCAAAAAAGTTTTGTGAAGGTGGTGAAAAGCTAGTGAATATTATATGTACAAAATCAAAATGTCTTAACAACAAGAAGGGCCAATGCACGGCCAACGAAATATATTATGACGGATTATGTCAAACATATTGCACTAGCCAACACGCAGCCAAGCAACACGCTGGAATATGCCAACGATCACATGGCAGAATGAAAAGCAAAGATAACAACATACTACGATAGGGGGTGAAACAATGGCAAAAACAACATATACAGATTGGGAAGCAGAAGAAAAGATTTTGCTTTTACAAGGCTGGGCGCGTAACGGTTTAACAAATGAACAGATTGCAAGCAATATGGAAATAGCAGTTTCTACCTTATGGGAATGGCGAAAGAAGTCGCCCAAAATATCGAACGCCCTAAAAATAGGCAAGGACGAAGCAGATATACAAGTAGAAAACGCACTTTACAAAGCAGCACTTGAAGGAAATACAACGGCCATGATTTTCTGGCTTAAAAATCGACGTTCTAAAGAATGGCGCGATAAGATACAACAGGAAATCACAACAGAAAGCGCCGTTAAGTTGGTTATTGATAATAATGAATTGAGTGATACAGATGAGTAAAACAAATCTGTTTCGCGATGTGATACGGCCTACACCTAAGCAAAAAGAATTTTTACGGGCGGTAAAGCAAAATATATACACGCTATATGGTGGCGCTGCTGGTGGTGGTAAATCGTATATACTCCGCTGGGGTTTAATATGGCTTTTAATTGATTGGTTCATTCAAACGGGAATTAAAGGCATACGCGTTGGGTTATTCTGTGAGGATTATCCAAGTTTAGATGATCGTCAAATATCAAAAATCAAAATGGAGTTTCCGGAATGGTTAGGAAGCTATAAAGAAAGTAACCATGAATTCACATTAAATGATGAATTAGGCGGCGGAGTTATCTGTTTTCGTAACCTAGACAAACCAAGTAAATATTTATCGAGTGAATTCGCTGCTATTGCTATTGATGAATTAACCTTGAATAGTCGCGACGTGTTCGATTTTTTGCGTATGCGGCTCCGCTGGACTGGTATAAGTGATACTAAATTAATCGCCGCAACTAATCCGGGCGGTAAAGGTCATATGTGGGTTAAAGATTTATTCATTGATAGAAATTTTACAAAAGAAATGCAACCGTTCGCCGATAAGATTGCATATATCCAAGCAAGGGCAAGCGATAACCCGCATCTATCACAGAGTTATATAGATGCACTTAACACGTTACCGGAAAAACTACGTAAGGCGTATCTGGAAGGCGATTGGAATATATTTGAAGGTCAAGTATTTACAGAATTCCGCACCGATAAGCACGTTATAGAACCGTTTGAAATACCGCATCATTGGCAGCGGTATCGTTCAATGGACTGGGGATATACGAAACCATATGCAGTATATTCCTGTGCGGTTGATTATGACGACGTTTTATATATCACCGGTGAATATTATGGGTGTAAACCGGGTATGCCGGATACTGGTACACAGGAAACCGCGCGGGAAGTTGCACAAAAGATAGAACACTTGAAAGACTATCAAGGCGTAGCAGACCCCGCTATATGGCAACGAACAGGGCATGACGGCCCAACGATTGCGGAAATATTCGCAACGGAAGGCGTGTATTGGGTGCGTGCTGATAATGATAGATTGGCCGGACTTATGCAAGTGCATCAACGATTAAAAGAAGGTAAGCTAAAAATATTTAGTAATTGCGTACATTTAATACGCACCTTGCCAGCTTTAACTTATGACAAAATTAAAGTGGAAGATGTAGATACAAAGCAAGAAGATCATGCGTATGATGCGGTGCGTTATATGTGTATGGCTAGACCTGTGAAATCAGTTAAACCAGAAAAACCATTTAATGACGGTTATAAATATGTTGATGATAGCGAAGGAGATATAAGCGCATGGGGCGTATGAGTGAAAGGGCGTTACGTGATTACGCCTTTAAGGTTCTAAAATCGGAATACGGCGAACGTGAAGAAAAGGGCGTTATTATTCCGGCTAAGTATACAGATGCAGAACTAGCGGAATTTGCTAAAGCAATGCCGCAATGGCAGTTAGAACAGATGTACGATATGATTTATGGTTCTGAAATGGTGGAGTAATGGATATAGAACAAACAACCTTTGATATATACGAAGCAAAACAAAATGTAAAAAGTGCATTGGCCGCCACTTCAGAATGGCGCAAGGCTGCTGCCGAAGATTTTGCATTTATGCAAGGTAAGCAATGGCAAGACGGCGATTTAAAGAATATGCGCGAAGCTGGACGGCCAGCAATCACGATTAATAGAATTAGACCGGTGATTAATCTCTTATGCGGTTATGCATCACAGAACGAAACGGAACCGGATTTCTTACCACGTTCTGAAGAAGATGATAGAATTAGCCGCGTTGCTAAAGGTATCACAAAATACTGCTTAGACCGTGCGAACTATCAACGCAATAAGGGCAAATGTTTCCGCGATAAGATTATTTGCGGTTTAGCTAATTACTGGGTAAGTTATGAATTTGACTATACAAAGCTAGACGGAACCATTCAAATTGAACGTGTTTCACCGTTTGATGCGTTTGTAGATCCAGAATGTAAAAAAGACGATTTAAGCGATGCGCAATATGTTGGGCGTTATAGCTGGGAAAGTTCCGCAAAACTAAAGCAAGTGTATCCAGATAAGATTAATGAAATCGATGCACTTAAACATAAATACGATGATACCGAACAAGAAGCCGGCATAGTTGAAACGGTAGACGGTGAAGCGTTATGGTATAACAACAATTACAATAAAATCCGTGTAGTGCAGTACTGGTATAAAGAATACGGTAAACGAAACGTATTTATGACAAAAGAGGGGTTAATTGATGAAGCTAACCCGTTATTTGTTGTATTAATGGCTACAGGAAAGAAACCTACTAGCATACCAGATACTAAAATTAGATATGCAACGTTCGCTGATAGCGTTCTATTGGAAGAGGGCGAAAGTCCTTATAAGCATGGTAAATTCCCGTTAGTGCGTGAATATTGTTACTATACCGGCGAATTGGTAGATGATGAACTAGAACCGGCTGGCGTAGTGCGTGATATCAAAGATGCACAAAGGGAACTAAACAAAAACCGAAGCCAACGCATGCACGTTGTAAACCAACAATCATTAGGCGTTAAATTCTGGCAAGGTCAATTCACGGAGCAATTAAAGAAAACTATCAAGAATGATAGTACAAAACCGGGCGCCAATATATTCCTACCGCCGGGCGTTTCCTTTGTGGACGGCACGCCGGCAATGGATAGCGGTATCAATATGAGCCTTGAACAACAATCAAGTAATGATTTTTACGCTATTTCTGGCATTACTCCGGAAAGCCTTTCCGGCAGCGTTGGCAGTATGAGCGGCAAGGCAATCGACTTGCGGCAATCTGTTACAACTGTTCAAACAGCTGGTATCTTTGAACAGTCAAAAGAAGCAGAACGCCAAATTGTAAAACTATTATGGGGTGAGAAAAACGCACCGGGCTTAATTCCGCAATTCTATAATGAAGCCAAAGCAATGCGCATTATGGGCGACGATGGTCAAAAGGAATTCGTACAGATTAAACCGGGTTTAAATCAACCTATGCAAGAACAAGTATTAACCGATGCACTAGGTCAACCGATGCGCGACGAAGAAGGCAACCCAATCAAACAAGTACTATATGATCTATCCGCCTTTGATTTCGATATCGTAATTACTACGAGCCAAGCAAGCGCAACGGCAAGACGTGCTAACCTATATCAATTATTGGAAGCTAAGAAAAGCGGCGTTGATATTCCTATGGATATTATTCTCGACTTTATGGATTTCCCAGAAAAAGAAACGGTTAAGAAACGCATGCAAGAAGCGGTGGAAAAACCAGTTTTACCAGAATTGCGTGTTAGTGGTTCGCTTGATGATATGCCAGCGGAAGCATTAAGCATGTATTTACAAACGTTAGGCGTACAGATTTCACCACAACAAATTATGGCGGAACGGTTAGCCTTGAAAGGTGAAGGGCAGAACATTCAAAATACACCGCCAATTTTGCCATCTATGAACGATTTAAGCACTATGTAATATAAACTATCAACACAATAATAAACGCTCCGTAATGGGGCGTTTTTATACATTTCGCCCTAAGTAACGGCGTTAAAAGGCTTGCTTATACATTATCGCCCGGCAACGGCGTTAAACTGCCATATTCTTATATTCGTCCGGCAATGACGTTAAAAGGCAATAAGGGGTATTTGATATGAAAGACGAATTAGTAAACATCGAAGAAGCTGGTTTCACGCCGGAAGATTTAGAAAACGCGGGCGTTGAATTGGAAACAACCGAAGAAACGGATACACAGGAAACTGCACCAGATGAACCCTCTACAGATGATGCGGCGGAAAGTGATGCGAATGATGCGGAAGTAGAACCGGAAGCGCCGAACACAAACGAAGAAACGGAAGAAACGCATGCGAACGATCATAACTTAAAGGCAGCACTTGCACAGGAACGCGCAAGACGTAAAGCGGCGGAAGAGCGTGCTAGACAATACGAAGCACAACAACGGCCAATTACATTGCCAGACGAAGAAGTATCAAATATTCGCGACTTTGTACGCCGTGAAGCATTGAAACGCTTTAATATCACGGCGGAAGATTTAGAAAGTCTTATGTTTGAAGATGTACAGAAGTATAACGATTTCATTCGTTTTGAAGCCAATGCAGAATACACAATTACTAATCAGCAAATGGCAGTACATCAACAAAGACAAACTAACTTAAATTTCGTAAATGAAATTAAATCACTACCGAACTTTGGGGAATTATATCAACGTGGATTAGAAAAGCTAAACGGAATGACGATGCGCGATGCACAACCGATTAATGATGCTTTTTATCGTGTTGATATCGGCGAAGGTACGGAAGCCGATTTTGAAACTATCAGAAAGTTTGTTACAGAATTGCAAAATGAACGGGCGACAAGTACCGAAGTACCGAACAACCCTTTACAAGTTGCGGCAACGTTGCCAAAAGCTAGCGCGTTAAATGGTGGCGTTCCTACACCTAATAAGGTAACGGAAGAAGATATTTTGAAAGCGTACCAAACAGGCAACCTCGATGCATTGCCGGACGATGTACGCAAATATTTTGACGAATTATAAGAGGTAAAACATGGCAGACCAAAGAAACCAAGTAAATATTCCAGCAAATTTAGTGCCTAAAGTATGGGCTAAAAAAGTATGGCATGAAGGCGTAAAAGATAGCTATTTTGATAAATTTACCGCAATGGACGGTTCCAACGTAGTACACCAAAACAAAGATTTAGAAAACGTTAAAGGTGATAGCGTAGTATTCGGCTTGATGATGAATTTAAATGGTCCGGGTGTTGAAGGTAACCAAAAATTAGCTGGCGCCGAAGATACTTTAAACATTTACGACTTTACAGTACAAACTAAATTAATTCGTAATGCGGTATCCCGTTATGAAGCGGACGACCAAAAAACACAATACGACATGTTGAAAGAAATTAAAGGCGCATTGATACAATGGTTAGCCGATTGGTACGATAACAAATTGATGAGCGAATTATGTTCAACTCCTTCCTCTTCTAAAGAAGCGGTAGCTGCAAGTGCCGCCGGTACATATGCCAGCATTACGGCAAATGATAAATTAACAACAACTATTATTTCCCGTGCTAAACGCAAAGCGGTGATGCATGCGCCAAAAGTACAACCGATTAAAATTGACGGCATGGATAAATATATCATGCTTATTTCTCCATGGGCGGCACGTGATTTGAAAGATGATCCAAAATGGTTGGCAGCGCAACAAAACGCAAATATTCGCGGTTCTAAAAACCCTATCTTTACCGGTGCATTAGGTGAATACGACGGCGTTATTCTTTATGAATACGAACGCGTAGTGTGCGATAATACCGGCGCATCTAGTGCAAATGTATGCCATAACTTATTATTGGGTAGACAAGCAGCATGTTTCGCAGTAGCAAGACCAGCTAAACACATTGAACAAACAGACGATTACGGCAACATCGCTGGTAATGGTATCGCGTTCTATGGTGAAGTTAAAAGAACAAAATTCAATAATAAAGATTACGGTTCTATTCAAGTATTAACTGGTGGCGTAGTAGAAAGCTAATTTTTGAATTATGGGCGGGGTAATACCCGCCTTTATTCTTATATGGGGTGAATATGAACGTAAAACAAGTTATCAATAGGGCGTTCATGCAGATAGGCGATACACCACAGGAGCAATATACTCCGTACCATTTATTGGAGTATTACAACGAAGGCAATCACTTATTAAATGCCCTTATCGGTCAGTACTGCCCTAGTTTGGCACAGGCAACGCACGAAGATAACGGCACCGGACGGATTACGCTGCCCGGTCAATGTATCAGCGTGTTAAATGTCAAAGCCGATGATGCGGACGTACAGGCCTATCATGTATTAAATTTACAAACGATAGTATTTGATGCAGATCATGAGCAGAAAATAACCGTTGATTATATAAAAACTGCTGGGTATAAAAAGCTAGATGATGAAAGCGGACTACCGGCAGAACTAGAAACATTGTTAGTTGATTACATCGTATATCGCATAATGAACATGGATATAACCAGTATTACTGGCAATATGGTTAGTGCGTTGCAATCCATTAATGAAGGTTTGGGAAATAATGAAAGCGTAATAGCGGAAGGGTACTGGAATTATGGTAGTAAGCGAATTGATTACGCTGGTTAATGTAGAGTCTAACGAAATATTAGATGAACAGTTGGAATATATCCAATACATTAACGCAGCTATTGACTGGCTAACTACTATTCTAGTTAGCATTAAGGATAGGGAAGTAGTTAAGAATACAGATATACCTAACCTAAAAGGCGTACCGTCCGACTTTATGGGGTTCGTTCCTAAAAGTGGTTATCCTATCCGCATCATAAACGGAACGTTTGAAACCTATGACGGGGAAACGGTTAAAGAAGTATTTTATAGCGTTCGCAAAAATCACGTTGATGATTTAGACGACCCTATTCCGTTCTCTGAATTCTTTCATCAATATTTAGTGCAGCTTATATCTTTCATGGTTAAAAAGAAATCGCTTATGACTGATTATGCTGCTTATGATAAACAATTCATTGACTACATAACGGAACAGATTAAGGCGGCAAGAGGTATAGCATAATGGGCGTTAAACAGGTGGCAACTACGAACGGGTTCCGGCTAGGCCTTGATTGGAGCAACCCGCCGGAAAATATCGACGTGCAAGCGCTAACACAGGCGCAACAATGCGAATTCGATAGAACAGACAACGCGCTCCGTACCGTTCCGGGTATTCGTGTATTGTATGATTTTGGACTACCAATAGAAACGATATATCATGATGTGTACCGTAATAAGTGGTACTTTTCTAGTGGCCGAAATTTGTATGAAACCGATTTTAGCGGTAATACACTATTAGGCACATTGAATGGTACCGAACGGCCGAAATATCATGCGTTTGGCGGTGATATTCTCATAGCCAGCGGCGATAAATTGCAAGCCATTTCCGGTGCTGGTAAGTTATCCACTATTGAAAGTCCGGCATGTGATATAGTATCAAGTCATTCCGGGCGTGTTCTGATTGCATCTACTAATTCGCATAGGTTGAATTGGTCGGCAGTTGGCGACTATAACGCATGGAACCATAACAGCAACGATGCATCTAGTGCGCAATATGTAGACGTTGGGTATAAAGACCAAGGCAGCATCATTGCGATTGATTTCTTATCACGTGCAATTATCGTATACAAAGAATACGGGCGCGTGTATCAAGTAATTGGCACGCCAGATGCGCAGAATTTAACCGTATATCCTTTATCTTCTACCGGTTATTGTAGCGGTGCAACGGTAAGCGTTGATGATCGTAGTTACTATTTAGGTAATCAAGGGTTCATGTCTTTCATGCCTACAAATACCTATGCAGAAATACAACCGTTTGAAACTGGCCTTAACATCAACTCTTATTTATTGAAGTACATAACGAAAGATTGCGAAGTATGGCATATATCTAGCCGTAAGCAAATATGGATAAAGCCATATAACGGCGATACGGTATTCATGTATCACTACTTGCCACGATATGAGGACGGAAGGGGCGTTTTCACATCAAGAAAATTCACGCACAACATCAATGATGCGGTGAATGTGGATAAAGAAGTATACATAGCATACGGCAATAAGATTGGTATTCTTGATGAAACAATAGATACAGACGATACAAAACAAATTCAAACATCAATTATCAGCGGTAACAGATTGGCAACACGTCAATTTGTGTTGATTATGAACTATAATTTTGTAACGCATAATCTTATTCCCGGTTATGGCACTATTGGCATATCGAATAAGAAACCTAAGCCAATTAATTTTTCGAGCAAAGCAACAAAGACCTACTATGCGAATGAAAAGCTATACGAAGCCAAAACATTAATGAATATTAATGAGTACACGAAAGCGTATAAAATTGGCGGCGGTGCAAATCGTAATGTACAATTTAAAATCAATGTTCAAAAGGGCGCTATTTCGTTACGCCAGTTAGATTATACGTATGAAGAGGTTTAAACATGGCATATAAAGAAAAATACCCTTTGGATATAACGCCACAGGGCGATACTGTACAAGATAGTATTAAGAAAAACCGCGATGAATTATTGAACGTTGCGCAACAAATAGAAATCAAAGCCGGCGGCGGTGGTGGTACTGGTGGCGGTGGTGGTACTGGCGGCCTACGTAATCGCGTATTGAGTGGCAAGGTAAGTAATGGTGAATTTTCATTCTTAACCGGCGATAACCTAAGCGTAATGATTGACGGCAGTCAAACGCCTGTATTGTTATCATTCGCCGACGGTTTCAACGATTACGGCGCGGTTAATTATATCCAAACGATTAACCGTAAACAAAGTGTATGGAGCCTACCGGCTAATAGTACATCTTATTTATACGTTGAACGCTCCGCATCTGGCGGCCTAACTTATGGCAGTACAACGCTTGAACCAATGCGCCAGCCTAATGCACCAGCAGCGGCAACGGATAAAATGTATTACAATACCACAAACGAAAAAATGTATGTGTATACTGGCACGTATTGGAAAGCTATATTGCGCGTGGTGGTAGCGGTTGCCGTTACAGATGCAACACGTGTTAAATCAATCAAATATTATGATCCATACTTAAACACCGCAACAGATGCCGTAATCGGCACGCGTACGGTTGACGGTAAAGCGTATGAATTAACAGACATTCTTAATCAAATGGCGGAAGCTATTAAAAAGATTGCTGGTGATGCTAGTTTTACAAATAACCCAAGCCGTACACTTAAAACCATTACGGATACAGTAAACGGATTAAGTAGTGCATATTATCGTAAAACGGATACAGTAGCCAACGCAACGCACGCAGTCAATGCAGATAATGCTACACATGCAACAACTGCCGATACTGCAACAAACGCAGAAGCATGTGTTAGAAAGGCCGGCGATACTATGACGGGTACGCTAAAAGTTCCGGGCCTTACTAATGACTCAATCGATTTAGATTATCTTGCTAATAACAAGGCTGGTTATAGTGGCTTTACATTCGGCGAATTAAATAACTACCGTATATGGGGTACTGCATATTGGGGTATTGGCGCCATGTTTCCGTGGAATACAAGCCAAGACCGCATATTAGGTACTCAGCTTTATTTTGCTAACAGTAACGCGGCGTTTATTCGTTTTGATACAAATACCAAGGGCATGAATGAATGGCAGCGCATCGCAACGTTTGAAAATAATAACACTTTAACGTTCCCGAATGGCGCTAAATTGAGGATAGAATAATGCCTAATCTAGTACTAGAAAAAAACGGTCAAACATACCGTTTCGGACTTAACACAGATAGATCCGTAACAAATGGTAAAGCGGTACCGGTTCCATATAACGGCGTTGATTACTACGCACGATATGGCACCGATGCAACGCCGTTAAAAATCGAAGTGAACGGCCAGACGCGTTATATCCAATATGATGCCATAGAATTTGCGCGCTATTATTGGGAACGCCGTGCAAGTGATACAAGCGGATACAGTACAACTTTGTTTTTCCCTAAAGGGCGGTATCGTGTAACGCTTGACGGTAGCAATAGCAGAAACTGGGATATCAATGTTAATGATAGCGGTAATAGAACCGTATCAATCAGTTTTCCGGGTTCTATGAATAACAAGCGTTTAGACTGTTCAATAAGTGGTGTATTTAATAATTACGTCGTATCTGGTTATAACTGGAATAGAGTAACGATTGAACGGATAGGGGATTAACGATGCAACTTGAAAGCCTTGAAAGCATGATAAAAGACTATGAACGGCGCACGGGTGAACGCGTTAGCCTTGAAGGTTTTTATTTCGATGAAAACAACAATTACAAAGATAAATATAACTACTACTTTAAATGGTTCCCTAATGCTGGGTTCTTGTTCTGGACTATCAACGAACATGACGGCGAACGATACTTTACTATCTGGCAAACATACGGTGATATGAAGGTAATAGGTAAATATATTGTTGAAGTAATGAAGTTGAATGATCTTGATGTAATTGTAACGGCAACACATCGCAGCGTGCGCGGTTTCATTAAAAAGTGGAATATGGAACGTGTTCCAACTATGGACTATACCTATAATGGGTTTGATTACAAAGTACTGAAAACGGTGCGTAAACACCTTGAAGCTACTTTGTAGAAAGGAAAAGCATGTTTAAATTTGACTTGCAATTATTTGGCGGCGGCGGTAAAAAGTCGAAGGTAAGCAGCATTGATGCCAAACTACCTACGGCAACGGCCGACGAAAAGCAACTATTACAAGGCCAAATGGATTGGATTAATAACACCAATCGAAGCGCCAACACCTTGCAAGGTATGGGCGATGCGGCCTTGAATAACGTGATAACGCCAGAATACGGCAATATGTATAATGCGTATTTAGGCGCTAACCGCGGCAATCAAAATGCTATAGGTGCGTTGCAGAACCTTGTAACAACTGCCGGCGCTAAGAATTTAACGGATAACACCAGATACGCAAATCAGTTAGCGGCAAGCGTTGATAGTATGAACAACGGCGCAAGCCAACTGGCTAACGAATATAACGGCGCATTGCTCAATAATCAAAACGCAATGGATAGCATTACAAACGGCCAACTACCTACAGGCTATGCAGATGCTAGACGGCAAGCGTTAAACAATGATTTACAGGCAACTGTAGGCAATGCAGTTTCTGGCCTAGCAAGTCGCGGCATTGTGAATTCATCTATTACAGATAATGCATTAAATGATATTAGCAAGAACGCATCTAATACACTTGCAGCACAATATTCAAACGATTTAGGCCAAGCGGCGGCACTCAACACGCAAGCGCTTAATAATAATTTAAGCGGCATCGGTGCAAAGATGGGGTTATGGGGTAATACCTACAATAACAACCAAAACGGTATTATTAATCAAGCAAATCTAATGAACCAAGGTTATGCAAATCAGATGAATAACGCCGGCACCGCAGCGGGTTTAGTAGGTCAACGCGAAGGGTTAGCGCAAAACCCTATCAATACAGGCGCAACAACACAAAGCGCGGCAATTCAACCGGCCAAAGATTACTACTCTATGAGCCAGTTAAATAACGCGGATCAAGAAGATTTACTTAATAGATTTATGTCATTACGCTATGGACTAGCACAACCAGCACAAACAATGGTTAAGCAAGGTTCTGGCGGTTTCTTTGGAGGGCTTATGAAAGGTTTTTGTTTTGTAGCGGGTACTGAAATTGCAACGCCAGACGGCGGCAAGGTTATTGAAACGTTTGTAAATGGTGATACTGTTATCACGCTAGGTGCTGTTAACGATGTAATTGCATTGCATGATATGGGCGAAAAAGAAACACATCGCCTTGAAACTGTATCTTTTGGCGTAACAACTACGCCTACAGAAAAGGTGTTAACTCCGGAAGGCTTGAAATTAGTTAGTGAATTGGTAGTTGGCGAAGTTATTATGACGGTTAATGCTTATGAACCTGTTACACTCAGCGAAGCAACTGGCAATACTGAACATGTATACGAATTGCAGTGTACTGGTGATAATTTATTCTACGCTAACGGCATTATGGCGGAAGGTATTAACGAAGAAGAATTGAAAGCTATTGCCGAAGCACCGGAAGAAGCACCGGAAGAAGCACCGGAAGAAACACCGGAAGAAAAGCCGAAAAAGAAAACTACAAAGAAATCTAACAAATCTGATGAACCAGTAGACGAAGAAAGCGAAGAAAACAAGAAAGTAGAGGAATAACACAATGGGCGTAATCTACGTTAAAGATTTTGAACCATGGGCGGCGTTGGGTGAATTAGCCGGTCAATATTTCTCACACCGTTTAGGGGCATTGCAAAATAATAAAATGGCTAAAGGCTATCAAGCAATGTTAGGCGGCGGTGGTGGTGGCGGGGAACAAGACCCGAACACTCCGCAAATTGTGGATAATAATAACCGTATGGCGGGAATGGGTATGCAACAACCTAATAGCGCCGGCCAAATCAATCAGTTATTATCTAATTCCAATAACACATTTGCCAATAACTTGATGCAAAAGAATAACATCGGATTATGGGGCGGTCAAAATCCAGCCGCACCAGCACAACCGATGCAAGCTAACACAGATGCGCCAAGTAATCCGGTTACGGATCAGCGCTTTAACGCTTATATGAATGAGCCAAGTCCTATGATGCAACAACAATTAAAAGCACAGGCAGCACAGGCACCGCAAATGCCAGCAGCGCCAGCGCAACCGCAACAAAACACGGGGTTATGGAATTTTCAAAATCTAAACAATACTGGCATTAATACAGGGGTACCGCAAACATACCAAGAAATGATGCAACAAAGACAAAACGCACCTTTTCATGGGGCGCCCAATTCGGCCGTAAATGGTAACGCCGAAGCGGATAAAGCGCCGGGCCAATACTCTATACCAGACAAAGCAAGCGTAACAAGCGAAGCACGTAAACAACTAGGGGCGAATACACTCGCCCTAGTTAAAGCCGGTTTTGATTTTAAGACCGCGCAAGGTTTAGCCAGCGAACAATATCAAACCGACGTTAATAATATGTACATGCAGCAAGTCAACGAATATCAAGAAAAAGTGCTTGAACCAATGCGCCAGCAAATCATGAATAATCTTGTATTTACGCAAGATAAAGACGGCAACCCGGTTGTAGATACATACAACACAAAACGGGTTAAAGGATTGGCGCCAGCCGTTGCAAGATATAATTATCTAGCAAGTAAAGTAGGCGCTGGCACTATTGATATGAATAACTTGAATTCTATTGCGGCACTTGATAAACCGGATTACAAATTTAGCAGCGCACAAAACGGCCATATTGTACGTTACAACATGGGCGACGGCACTATTCAAGATATGGGCGGTTATGGCAAGGTTGAAACAAAACAATTTGCGAACGGCCAAGTTATCGTTATGACTCCAGACGGTCAAATGAAAAATATTGGTAATTTCGGGGCGAAGAATATCAAGGTTATGCCAGACGGTAAAACGTATATTGTTGGATCAGACGGCAGCATGAAATATGTAGGTACTCACGTTAAACCGGCAACGGCTACACAGTCCGGCACTAGTGGATATAATGCGCAAGTATTACGTACGCTTTCCGCGCAGCATACCGCATGGGTTAAGGCTAACCCAGACAAAGCAGAAAACGAAAGCCCTTATTATGGGCAGTTACAAAGCGCGTTAAGTGGTGCGCCTACTGCTGGCGGTGGTGGTGCTGCTGGAACGCCTACAGTTAAACGGCAACCTACTTATTCCAGCGAAGAACAAGCAGCAATTTCCAAGCGAATGAACGAACTATCAGCGCAAGGCTGGAGCGACGACCAAATAGCGGCGGAACTTGATGCGGCCGGATACGGTCAATATAAATCGTGGTTAAAATCTTATTAATAAAAGGGGTAGACTATGGGTGCGTTTGATGATATTACAAGCCAATACGGCAAGGCAGCTGGAAACGGTAACGCCTTTGAAGATATAACAACCGAATACGGTTATGACGTAGGCAACGCGCCCAAGCCTACGTTTTGGGATAGTGTTAAAAACAACGCCGAATATGTTGCTAATGGCGTAAAGAATAATATCGAATGGATTGATAAAACCGGCAAAGAAATTAATGACAATGTAGGTAATACGTTATCAAATTGGAAAGATGATGTAGTAAACAAATCAAACAATTTAGGCAATGAGTATTCTAAAAGTGCTGCTAATGCTATTGAAGCCAATGGGGATAATTTCTCAACGTTTGACGATAACGGCGACTTCATAAACGAACATGCAACGCCGGGGTTAGGTAAAGCACGGGTGGAAGCATATAACGCCGGCGTTGGTAAGCCGGCCGGATATCTAGCAATTACTCCGTATGTTCCACCACCGGTGCGAATAGCTGCCGGCGTTCTTGCAGCGCCTACGATTGCAAGTGATACGGTGGAAATGTATAACACCAATGAAGCCGCAGAAAACGAAGGAACGGCACCAGACGGATTTTTAGGTAATAAATATGTAGCTACGGCGAAAAATCTTTTAGTAGACCCGGTTGCTGAACCAGTTGGGCGTTTAGTTGATGATCCGGGCGAATTCGCAAAAAATATTGCCATGAACCCTACTAATTTATGGGATAATGTGTTTTTGCCGGCGGCTATGATACACGGGGCAACACCTAAGAAGGTAAGCGGCGCAATCGGTGAACGTGTAGGACGTGCAGCGGAACATATCAAAGAAAAGGCATCTAATGCCTTTGAAGATATTGGCGAACGTTTTACAAAAGATGCACCAAAACTTGAAGAAGGCATTGCCTATAATGCGTTTGATGATATACCGGTACCGGAAGAAACTGCAAAAGCAGTAGAACCGCGCGAATACTCCGAAGGTGGTTTGAACGGTCAACCTATGGAAGGTGAAACCGGTAATATCCAAGCGGATATATATAACCGATATCGTCAGAACGGTTTGAGCGACGTTGAAGCGGCTGCCATGACTGGTAATATTGGCGCCGAAAGTAGTTTTAGTACTACTGTTACAAGTGGCGACGGCTACGGTTCCCGTGGTTTGGTTCAATTTACTGGTGATAGATTGAACGGCGAAAAAGGTTTATTGAAATTTGCGGAAAGTCGCGGGTTAGATCCATGGGATTGGAGAACGCAAGTTGATTTCAGCGTATGGGAATTACATAACACGGAAAGCGCTGCACTTGAAGCAATGCGGGCGCGCCCAGATGCAACGCCGGAAGAAATGGCCGTTATCATACGGAAAAATTACGAAAGACCAGACCCAGCAGTTGCACATGATGATGTACGGGCGCAAATTGCTAAAGAAACATTCGACGGCAATTATGGTAAATATGAAAATAGGCCACGTGATAATACATCGTTTAAAGATAATACGTTAGACCCTAACTATAGAGGAAATGAACAACCGTTTAAAGATGAGTTTATAGAAAATGAAAAACCGGTAAGCGGCGAAGAAACGCATACCGATTTAAACAGTTTTGTAGAAAATACCGATAAAAAACAGGTTAAAAACGAAGATTTAGGTATAAACTATCAAGGCGAAGGCGAAACGGCCCGTACAGGCGAAATAAATGAATTTCAGCCGAAAGACCGCATAAATACTGACTTTGTAGAGGGTGAAAAGCCTAAATTTGAAGAAAAAGCACTTGAAAACGATGCAAGTACTCAATTTAGGTATGAAGAAGATGCACCAAACGAAAGTTTACGAAATGCACTTGACGATTTACCGCCAAAGGCAAAAGAAACCATTATAAATGAATTGAAAGATAATGCATCAGAACCAAGATATACCGAATTAGAAAATAAAGTACAATCTAATACGGAAATATTGAAAGATTTAAACAAAGCCACAAAGCCAGATATTCCAAAAACGAAACTTGATGCGGTTAAGGTTCGTTTATCTGAAAGCCTAGACGTACCAGTTGAACGATTGAGCAACGAATACATGGAAACGGCTCGCCGTGATCGTGCTGCCGAACTCATTGCAGATACGCAAGAATTAAAGTTGATGCAAGCGGAACCGGCAGAAGGTGGCGTGAGCAAATACGCGCAGCAACCTAGCCAGCTAATAGACAATGCAACGCATGAGCAAGTACGCGATGCAGTTGTAAAAGCCTTTGACGGTAACGAAGCAATGGCAAATCGTTATTTAGAAAGTAAAGGCGTTACACCTACGGAACCGCTACAATATAGCGTAAAAGGTAACGAAACGCCACATACTGGCATTGATGAAGTAGGGCGATTAGGCCGAAGCGTAACGCGTAGGGAAATATTAGATGCAGTTAATAACTTGTTTAATCAACGCGTTAAAAGTGGCCGTTTGGGCCGTCCTAACGTGCGTGGCTGGTATAATACAAAAACCGATGTAATTCGTAGCGGTAATTATGGAGAAATTCCAGTTATCATGCATGAATTAGGGCATTATGTAGATAATTATTTTGGTTTCAGTAAAGATGCACGGTTCAATACTGAATTTAATGGCGTTATTCAAGACCGTTTCGGTAAAGCGTACAACAAATTAGGCGCGGAAGGAATTCGCGGGGAAGGTTACGCGGAATTTTTCAAAGATTATGTGAGTGATCGCGCGAAAGCAAAACGGGAATTTCCGGAATTCTATAATCATTTTACGGAAGCAATCGCAAAAGAACCGGAATTGAACGGTATAACCAATAAATTATCGCAGCTGGTTCATGAATGGCACCGTCAAGGCGGCGCGGAACGTATCAAGGGTAGTATTTCTTTTGAAAGCAAGGGAAAAGTTAGCCAAGCGATTGATGCGGTTAAGCGTGGCGAAGCGAAAGACGTAATTAAAAAGGCGTTAAATGATGTATACACTAAAGCCGTTGATGAATTGAACCCGTTGAAGGATTTAGTTGAGGAAGTAGAACGCCAAACAGGCGAAAAAATTGCCTTTGATGATAATCCATATATGCAAGCGTGGTTAGCGCGTGGCTGGGTTGGTAAAGCTGAAACGCTTATTGAACACGGTGCGCCAGAACATGGTATAAAATCACTCAAAGATATTTTGAAAGGCATAGGCGAAAAGGAACATAAGGAATTCTCCGCATACCTTGTGGCCTTGCATGATTTAGACCTACACAAAAACAAACAAAAGGCAACGTTTGATTATACCGAAGATGCTGCCGTTTTAGGTAAGCACGCCGGAAACGAACGTTTTCAAAAGGCGGCAACTGCAATATATAAATATCAAGATTACATGTTGCAAATGTTAGTTAAAGAAGGCATGCTAACGGCTAAGGCATATCATACAATGCGTAAAATGTACCCGCATTATATTCCATTTTTCCGCGACATGTCAGATGCTGGCATGCAATCGTTTTTATCCGGTGGCAAGGGTTTTGTTGATGTATCTAGTCCGGTGAAACGTTTCAAAGGTAGCACGCGCGATATTATAGATCCGTTGGAAAGCATCGTAAAAAATACGTTCCAATTCTATAACGCAGTAGAACGTAATCACGTTGGGCGTACATTTGCGAAACTAGCCGATAAAAACGGCGTAGGGCAAATTGTTGAACGTGTAAATGGTGATAAGGCAAAAACTGATAATACATTTAACGTTTGGGAAAACGGCGAAAAAGTAACGTATGAAACAACGCCGGAACTTATTCAAACGATGCGCATGTTAGATAAAGAACAATCAAACATGGTTGCCAAAATCTTATCGTATCCGGCCAACTGGTTACGCGCTGGTGCTACATTATCACCAGAATTTATCTTGCGAAACCCTGTACGCGATATGATAGGCGCATCTATTTATTCCAAACATGGTTTTATTCCTGTAGTTGATACTTTCAAAGGATTGGCGCTATTCCTTAAAAAAGGCGAATTATATTGGGAATATATGAAGTCCGGCGCAGCACATGCGGCAATGGTTTCATTAGACCGCGACTATTTAGGCGGTCAATTACGCGATATTATGAGCCGTGAAAGTAAGGTTACTAAGTTAATTAAAAACCCTATTGAAGTGTTACGCGCTATGAGTGAAGCAACAGAAATGGCAACACGATTGGCGGAATTCGATAATGCAAGAAATGGTTATACTGGGGTTAGTAATCGCCTATTTGGGAAAGATAGGAAGCCTTTAACTGCAAGAGAAGCAGCACTTGAAAGCCGTGATATAACGCTAGATTTTAGCCGTAGGGGTTCACATGTAAAAAAGGCAAATCAAGTAATAGCGTTCTTTAATGCTACAATCCAAGGTGCTGACAAAATGGCGCGTGCTTTCAAAGAAGACCCTCGCGGCATGACGGTTAAAACTATGCTATATATCACGTTACCAAGTATTTTGTTATGGTACATGAATAAAGATGATGAACGATACCAAGAGTTGCCACAATGGGAAAAAGATACATTCTGGATTATTCCGGGTAAAGAAAATATGTATAGGGTTCCTAAGCCATTTGAAGCTGGCGTGCTATTTGGTACATCGTTTGAACGTATGCTACAGTATTTTGACGATGCAAAAAACAACCGTAAAAGCGTAGGTTTTAAAGGGTTCGGTGATAGGGTAATGGATAGCCTTGCACCTAGTTTCATGCCTACGGCTATGATACCGGTTGTTGAAGCTATGACAAATTATTCCTTATTCAGACAACGCAATATTATTCCACAATCTCAAGAAAATTTACCGGCACGCCTACAATATGGAGCGAATACAAGCGAAGTTGCAAAATTCGTAGGCGATAAAATCAACGTTTCACCGTATATAGTAGACAATACTATTAGAGGGTACGGCGGCGGCCTTGCTGGGTTAGGTTTAAGCGGCATTGATGCGGCTACTGGTGCAAAAGAAAACAATGCATCTAAAAAATGGTACGAAGCACCGGGGTTAAGAGGGTTTACCGCGGCACCTTATCAATCATCTAATAGCGTACAACGTGTTTATGATGATTATAAGGAACAAGAAAAATTACATAATGAATTCAAACTAACAGGGCAACGGCCAGACGGATACGATGCCAAAGAATTCGCAAAACTCAAAAATGCAAGTGATAGCCTAAAAGGTTTGAACAAAGCATCTAAAGCGATCATAAATAATGAACGCATGAGCGGCGAACAAAAGAGGGAACAATTAGACAAAATCAATATGAGAAAAGCCAATATAGCGCGCAGCGTTTATGGTTTAGGTAAGGTTAAATAAGGGGCGCATAATGGAGTTTATTTTAAAGTTTTTTGTTGAGGGTTGGAACTCTTTAACAGATAGTTTTGTACTGAAAGCAATATTAAGCGGTGCGGCGGCCGTTGCTATATGGGTAATTGGAATTAAACACGTCCAGATTTTGGGCGTGTTTATTTTATTGGTATTCATCGACCTTTTCACTAAATGGGCGGCTATTGCCTATCAAATGTTAATTGATGAATACGGATATGATAAAGACCAAATAGCCGTATGGGAAAAATATCGCGCAATACCGTTGGCGTTTGAAAAAGGTTTAATTTCTAGCCGATACATGCGAAAAGGTTTTGTGTTTAAAGTTTTAACGTATATCGCAGCCACAATGGCGGCCGTATTATTCGATGAAATGAGCGGGCAAAAGCAATTCGCGGTATCGTTGGTTTGGTTATATTTGGGTTCCTGTGAATTCCTATCTATTATGGAAAACCTACGCGACGGCGGAAATGCTATGCTAGGTAAATTCCTTGATTTAATCCGAACAAAAATTGAAAACAAGGTGAAATTATAAGGGGGTACCATGAGAGGTATAGACGTAAGCGAAAATAACGGCGTAGTTGATTGGGGCGCGGTCAAGGCTAACGGGTTTGATTTTGCGATCATTCGCATCGGTTATGGCCGTGGTAATTTAGATAGTGAATTCTATAACAATATTAATGGTGCTATTAATGCCGGTTTAGCAGTTGGCGTATATCATTATTCGTATGCTATGAACGAAGAACACGCAGCCGAAGAAGCGGAATTCGTTTTAAATACACTTAATGATGCCGGTTTAACTGTGGATAAGTTGCCAATGGGCGTATGGTTCGATATGGAAGATGCTGACGACTACAAGGCAGAACGCGGCATGCCAACAGACCAGCAACTAACTAATATATGCAGCGTGTTCATCAATAAATTATGGCAAGCTGGTTACGTAAATACAGGCCTATATGCTAGTTATGACTGGTTAGTAAATGTACTAGATATTAGCCAGTTGGGCGGTTGCGCTATTTGGTGCGCACAATTAAATAGCCAATGCGATTATGAAGGCGCTAATTTGTGGCAATATACATTTACTGAAAACATTGAAGGTAAGGAATTTGATG